AATTACCTAAAAGTAAAAATTTATCATCTTTAAAGGGTAAATATAATTCACAAATATCAAAATTACAATCTAAGTTTAAGTTGAAGGATACTGATGGTATTGCAGATTATCATCAAGCATTTTGGATGGATTTTGTAAATAAGAAATCACCATCTAAGTTAGATAATAGAACTCTAATGGGATTAGTAAAGAGATGGGCATTCTACGATAAATCATTCAGATTAGATAAGAAGAATTTACCTGATGAAAAAACCTTAGAATGGGCAAATGGAATTGATAAGAATGACCACGCTAAAATGGCGAAAGATAACATCAGGCCATTTGAAGATATCTTCTTAGGGATTGGTGCAGATATCCTATCGTTTATGAGTTCGGTTCTTGCCGCTAACCCTGATAAGGCAGTTAGAGATATGAAGAAGAGGTTAGACCAAACTATTAAAGATGTTCGAAAAAGTGGTGATGAAAAGAAAATAGCTAAACTTAAATTAGAACTACAAAGATTGAACGCAATAGGTGGGAAGGATAAGATTGTTCCTAATGAGGGTATCGTATTTGTGTATGGTGGAAAGACTTTTAAACTAACTGGAACCTTCGCACCATTAAATCAGATACTTGGTTTATTTTACGAATAGTAAAAAACTCAATACTTATATATATGAATATATAATAGGTTATGGGAGATAGTAAAAAATTTAGTAGAAAGTTCATGCATCCAACTCGTAGAAAGTTGGCTGATATGGTACAAACTGGTGAGTATGCAAAAAATACTCAAATCGCATTTTCTGATATAAAGGAAGAAGAAACCAAACGTAAAGTTGGGGATATTTGGAATGATTCGGATGGTAACGTTTGGGAACAAAAGGATTTTGGTAAAGTAAAATCATCCAAAATGTCAAATGTAATGTCTGAGTTAAGAAAACACATTGAATCATTACATCAATGTAAAGCTGATGATTGTGATGTTAGTGGTAAATTTTCAAACTCTGATAAAAAGTTAATTTCTAAAACTGGTTATTGTGCTGGTTGTTTAGCAAAACGAGAACTTATTATAAAGCAAGATGGCTTATGGGAAGCCTATGAAGAATATAGGATATACTCAAATATGGCTGATTATGGTACTGATGTTTTAGAAAAGTGGAATCAAGCTCTTAATGAAGTTGGCAACATTCACGAATATGTAAATGATGATGGTTCCGTTGAAAAGTGGCAATCCAATGATGATGTCCAAACTTTAAAAGCTCAGATAGAAACCGATATAGAAAATGGTAAGAATGAACTTACTGAAGTTATCGTAAAACGTAATAGTGCGTATGAGAAATTAAAGCATAAGAATTATGAGTTGGTTAAGGAAATTTGATTTAAAAACTATTCTAATAATGGCACTATGTGTAGTGTTATTAATGAGAGGATGTGATGGTAATGGTACTAAAGAAATAGAAACCATTAAAGTTGATGGGAAAGATTATGAGTTACTGAAACAAACTATTGATACTGTTGTTGTAATTAAAGAAGTAAAGGTACCTACATATGTACCAAAATATATAACTAAAGTAAAGACTGTTGAAGTTGAAATTCCAATTGATGTGGATACATTAGCAATTGTAGAAAAGTATTTTTCAACATATCAAGTCAAAGATACTTTAAATCTTTCATATGAATTTCCAAATGGAGTTACTGATTCTTTAGGTAATAAGCCATCTCCAAATTTGGGATTTGGTATTATAACCGATAACATATCACAAAACTCAATCATATCCAGAGATGTAGATTGGACATTTCAAATTCCAACAATTTATAATACATCAATCGTAAAGGAATTACCAAAGACTCAATTGTATTGGGGATTAAATGGTGGATTTAATAGAGAAGATGTAATTACTAACATATCCGGTTCTTTATTACTAAAAACTAAGAAAGATAAAATATTTCAATTAGGATTGGGAGTACAAAATAATTCTAACATACAACAACTATCACCATATATTAGTGGTGGTATGTATTGGAAGTTATCATTAGGTAAGAAGAAATAATTTATGGCTAAACAATCGCTGAAAGATATAATTAAATTGGAATATCAGAAGTGTGCCTCTGACCCAATTTACTTTATGAAAAAATATTGTATGATTCAACACCCTGTTAGGGGGAAAATACAATTCCAATTATATCCATTCCAAGAAGAAACATTGGTTGACTTTAAAGACCATCGTTATAATATAATCCTTAAATCCAGACAAACTGGTATATCAACGTTAACCGCAGGGTTCTCACTTTGGAAAATGTTATTTAATCAAGACTTCAATGTTTTGGTTATTGCAACTAAGCAAGAGGTAGCTAAGAACTTAATTACTAAGATTAGGGTGATGAACCAATATCTTCCATCTTGGTTGAAATTGGAAACAGTCGAAGATAACAAACTATCCTTACGATATGCAAATGGTTCACAAGCCAAAGCTACATCTGCTGCCGGAGATGCTGGTCGTTCTGAAGCACTATCCCTTTTAGTATTTGATGAAGCAGCGTTTATTGATAAAATTGAAGAAATTTGGGTATCGGCTCAATCTACATTATCTACGGGGGGTAACGCAATTGTGTTATCAACTCCAAATGGTGTGGGTAATTGGTATCATAAAACTTGGGTAGGTGCTGAAGAAGGTAGAAACGATTTTAACACCATCAGATTACATTGGACAGTTCACCCTGAAAGAGACCAAGATTGGAGAGATGAACAAGAACGATTATTAGGACCTAAAGGAGCAGCACAGGAATGTGATTGTGATTTTGTATCTTCTGGAGATAGTGTTATAGACCCACAACTTTTACAATTCTATAAAGATACATACGTTCAAGAACCAATTGAGAAAACTGGATTCGATGGTAACCTATGGAAGTGGGAATATGCAGATTATAATAAATCGTATATAGTAACCGCCGATGTTGCGAGGGGAGATTCATCGGATTTCTCCACCGCTCACGTTATTGATGTAGTTACATCAGTTCAGGTAGCTGAATATAAAGGTAAATTGGATACAAAAGATTTCGGAAACTTCTTAGTTGCATTAGCAACTGAATATAACAACGCATTGTTAGTAATTGAAAATGCAAATATCGGTTGGGCAACTATTCAACAAGTGATTGATAGGGGTTATACTAATTTATACTACACCGATAAAGATATAAAGTACGTTGATTCTGGTAATCAACATACTAACAAATATCGTTCACAGGATAAGAACCAAGTAGCGGGGTTCTCAACAACCTCCAGAACACGCCCTTTAATCATATCAAAGTTGGAAGAGTACATAAGAGATAAATCAATCACATTACGTTCAGTAAGAACAATAGATGAGATGTTTACATTTATATGGAATAATGGTAGAGCTGAGGCAATGCGAGGTTATAACGATGATTTAGTTATGGCACTTGCAATTGGATTATGGGTTAGGGATACTGCGCTTAGATTAAGACAAGAGGGTGTTGATTTAACTAAACAGGCTATTAACAGTATTTCATCTCATACTTATACTGGTATATATGGTGGTAATGATATTGATGATAATCCTTGGAAAATGGATATCGGAGATGGTACTCACGAAGACTTAACAAATTGGTTATAAATCAATTTTTTTATATTTATATAGTATAGAATTTATTATGGATAATACAACTAAAGAACTTTATGATGATTTTACAAAGCAATTCGAAGATGATATCTTTGAATATGATGTAGAGAACCACGATGATTTGGTAGAATTCTTAGAATTTATAAAAGAATATAAGCCTGATGTGAATGAAGCTGAATATCAAGGTAGAGAGGTAAAACTCAACAAACCAATGGCAGGTGATGTAAAGAAGTTTAAAGTTTATGTTAAAAATCCGAAGGGAAATGTTGTAAAGGTAAACTTTGGACATGGTGGAACATCAGCTAAAAAAGCAGGTGAAAAAACTATGAGAATTAAGAAGGATAACCCAGAACGAAAAAAAGCATTTAGAGCTAGGCACAATTGTGATAGTCCTGGTCCAAGAACCGGAGCCCGATATTGGAGTTGTAAAGCATGGTAAATAAATTAGGATATATTAATAATTTTTCGTATCTTAGTGAGATTATTAAATAAATAAAAATAGAATGGCAGAAGAACAAAATAGTTCATTTTTTCAAAAGTTAACCAAACTTTTCTCTACCCAAGCCGTAGTCGTTGTTGACAAGGATGGTAAGAGGACAGTTAAGGATACCGATGATAGACAACAGGGTAGTACTAACTTAATGAATTTAAGGGATAGGTACACAAAACTACAACGTTCGTTCTATGGAGACCAGATGGCAGCTCAATCAATGGCTTATCATCAGGTTCGTAGAGAATTATTTAGAGATTATGATGCAATGGATAATGACCCTATTATCTCATCAGCATTGGATATATACGCAGATGAATCAACATTAAAAAATGAATTTGGTGATGTTATTCAAATCAAAACTCAAAATGAAAAAGTAAAAGAATTATTAGAAAATCTTTTCTATGATATTCTTAATGTAGAATTTAACCTATGGGCTTGGACTCGTAATATGGTTAAGTATGGTGATTTCTTTTTATCAATAGAAATTGCTGAAGGTAAAGGAATTATAAATGTACAACCACTTCCAGTTTATGAAACTGAAAGATTAGAAAATACCGACCCAACAAACCCAAACTATGTTAAGTTTAAAGTTAATCACGACCCAAATGGTAAAGGTGAATACGAAAACTTTGAAATGGTACACTTCAGATTATTATCAGATACAAACTTCCTTCCATATGGTAAGGCAATGATTGAGAATGGTAGACGAATTTGGAAACAAGTTTCTCTTATGGAAGATGCTATGTTAATTCATAGAATTATGAGAGCACCTGATAAGAGAGTTTTCAAAATTGATATTGGTAACATTCCTCCAACTGAAGTTGATAACTACATGCAGAAGATTATCAATAAAATGAAGAAAACTCCATTCATTGACAAGAATACTGGTGATTACAACTTAAAGTACAACATTCAAAACTTAACTGAAGATTTCTTCTTACCTGTTAGGGGTGGTGATAGTGGTACTGAGATTGATACATTAGGTGGTTTAACTTATACCGCTATTGAGGATATCGATTACTTAAAGAATAAACTATTTGCAGCTCTTAAAATTCCAAAAGCATATTTGGGATACGATGAGAATGTAAATGGTAAAGCAACTCTTGCTGCAGAAGATGTAAGATTCGCTAGAACAATCGAACGAATTCAAAGAACATTAGTATCAGAACTTACAAAACTAGCAGTTGTACATTTAGCAGGGCAAGGTATAGAAGGAACTGAAATGGTTGATTTTGAATTATCATTGGTAAACCCATCTACAATCTATGAGCAAGAGAAGGTAAACCTTTGGAGTGAGAAAGTAAGATTGGTATCTGATATTACTCAATTGAATATGATTTCAAAAGAGTGGGCATATGAGAATATCTTCAATATGAGTAAAGATGAGATTGATTACCAAAAAACTCAAATGGTTAACGACCTTAAAGATAGATTCAGATATCGTTCAATTGAGGATGAGGGTAATGACCCGGCAATGGAAACTGAATCAACTGATGTTGAGAATGAATTAGAGGAGTTGAAAAACGAACTAAAAGATAAAGGTGGTAGACCAAGAGAAGGTAATACCTATGGTAAAGATAAACACCCATATGGGAGAGACCCGTTAGGTGCTAAGGAAAACCAAAAGGCTTTGAAGAAAAACGAAGTTAAGGTTGGGAGAAAGGCTAATAAATTTGCTAAAGAATACGTTAATGGTATATCACCTAAAAAGAAGGTAATTACTGAAAAAACTGACTTTTTAAGTGATAGTAATTTATTAGACGAGGAAAATTTTAATAAATAAAATAAAACTTATATTTATATACGGAAAACTTGCGTATAAAGAATATATTATTATAGGGTAAATAACGTAATGAAGAGAGTAAAACATTCAAAATTTAAGAATACAGGTATTCTATTTGAACTATTGGTGAGGCAAATCACCTTAGAAGTTCTTAATGGTGATACGACTGAAACTGCAAAGACTATAGTAAGCGAGTTCTTTTCATCTAAGACTGAATTGAATAAAGAGTTAAGATTATACGACTTGTTACTAAAAGAAAAGTATAATTCGGAATCAAGAGCTGAAAAGTTCATTGATACAATCAATGAAGCGCACAATAGAATCAATCAACGGAATTTACAAAAAGAAAAATATAATCTTATTAAGAAGATTAACGAATCATTCAATATGGATGAATTCTTATCTTCACCTATATCAAACTATAAGGTATTAGCTTCAATATATAAAGTATTTGAATCTAAGAACTATGAGAACTATGATGTAAAGGATGTATTTAATTCGAAGATTACTCTAATCGAAAACATCACATCAAAGCCAACTAAATTAGTTGAATCAACGGAATCGGACAGAGTAGTTGAGGCCTATAAAAAGCAAGATAAAGATTTACGTTTACTTACTTATAAAATATTGGTAGAGACTTTCAATGAAAAGTATTCCAACTTAGATGATAATCAGAAAAATTTATTAAAGGAATATATCAATAACCTATCCAACACAACTGGATTTAAATCGTTCATTGAAATGGAAATTCCTAAAATCATTTCTGAGATGAAATCGTTGGGTAAATCTATAAACGATAAAGTAACCAAAATTAAATTAGCTGAAACTGTATCAGTTTTATCTAAAACCAAAATTGGTAAAGTAGTTTCCGATAACCACGTTTCATCATTAATGATTTCATACGAATTAATTAAAGAGTTGAAGAGTAAGGTTAATGGAAAATAATTTAAAGAAATATATCGAAGAACTAATTGCTGAAATTGAAAACGATGAGTTGGATATTGAAGAAGCAACCACTTCTGGTGATGTAGCTGGATACAACACCCCAAATGCGTTTAAACGTACAAATGGTGATGATGAAGATGCTGAGCCTGATGATTCTCATACAAAAAAAATCAATAAATCAACTGGATACAAAAAGGTTAACGAAAATCGTTGGCATGAGTTAAGAAAAGATGAATCCTCACCAAAAGCAAAAATTGGTAGAGGAATTTCAAACGTCAATAAACAACTTTCTGAAATCGAAAAGTTTGTAGGTTGGTATGGTAAAATAAAAAAAGAAGGTGGATTGGATTCAGACCAATACTGGAAACGTACTCAGAAAACTCTTTCAAAGATTAGAGAGAGGTTAAATAGTATTGCAACTTCAATACAAAACTTTTAATAGGAATAACAGCTATGAATATCACCAAAGACCAAATTAAAGAAACTCTAAAAACAGTAATGGCTGAGGAAGCTGATTACAAATCGTTTTTTAAAAAAGCATTAGAAAAAGCAGGTAAATCTATCCCATCAATGAGTGATGAGGAGAAGAAGGAATTTTTCAACAAAATAGATACCGCTTGGGATGCCAAAGGTGAGAAGAACGAAGGTAATGCCTTTGGTGCTGCTGTTACTAACGCTAAAGAAGCTGGTGAGGATGAATTCGAAGTTGATGGTAAAAAATTCAAAGTAGAGGAATCTCATTCGGATTGTAATTG